GGGCTAATGCTTGGGCGCACAGGGTCATCGCGCAGAATCGGATCAGGGTCAAGTAGTTGGACTAGCATCATTCCCCCTTGATACCGTGGGCGGCTTCAATGGCACGGGCAAAGTGCAATGGTGTTGTTGGGTTACCTAACGCATAGTTTTTTGCAATGGCCTCAATCTGCTCATCCGTCAGCGGCTTGCGCTGTGGTGAGGTGGTGTAGAGGGGTTCGGCATTTTTAATTTTTTCTCTCCAATTACTGCCGCTGCCGTTGTCAATGTATAGCCAACCATATCCATCAAAGTCGTAGCGCATAGCCACCGGCTCTTGCTTCGGCTGTGGTGCATTTTTGTTTTTACCGTCATGAAATCCGCTCATGTAAGCAATGGTAAGGTCATCAGATTCTTGCTCCGGCTGTGACAAGGTTTCTTTGATGGCTTTCATCGCGTTGCCAACTTTTGTAATCTCACGAACATGCAGCGGCGAACAAATACAATCCAACGCCTCAAGCGCCAGTTTTAGTGCTTCGTCTTTAGTCATGCTTCCCCCATGTTTTTTGTGACTACCATGTCGCGCAGATGCTCAGAATGGTTCATGCCACGCATCGCTTCTGTCAGCGCCTCATGCTGCCAGCCGCTTGGCACAGTGCCGCTTGATTTCCTGATCAGCATTACGCCAGAGATTGTTGCAGCCACCTCTTCGTCCAGCTTCCAGACTGTCTTCTGGCCTACGCAACCCCTGGTCCCTGGGATTATTCCAACCTTGATTACCAAGCCTTTGTCTTTGTAGCTGTGCAGTCTGCCACCAATAAGGTCATTCTCTCTGCGAGTCAGCCCCAACTCAGCAACGATTACATCAACCGTGGTTGGCTCGCCGATCTTTCGCATGGCATCTACCACTTCAACTACCTGTTTTGTCATTCTTATCATAGTCGCCTCAAAATGATTGGGTACTCGCCGCCTCTGCTACTTTCCATGCTTCCCATGCTTCTTTCCGTGCTTCCCATGTGGCAGATGCCTTCTGTAATGCATATCCTGCTTCCCGTAATGCCAGCGAGTCATTTGCTTCCTGTGCTTTCTGTGATGCGTATCCCGCTTCACACATTGCCTTTATTGCCTCCCATACTTTCTGTTCTGCGTCTGCTGCTCCCCGTGCTACCAGTGCTGCCCGTGCTTCGCGTGCCGCTTTATATGCTGCCTCTGCTGCCAATGCTTTTTCTTCTGCTTCAAACGCTTCCTTTGTTTCTTCCCGTGCTCGCCGTTCTACTCCCCATGCTATTTGCATTACTTCTTTCCATGCCTCCCCTGTTTCCTCTTCTTCCTTTGCTGTTTCCCACGCTACTTGCAATGTCTCTTTAAATACTTTCCGTGTTTTCCGTTCTGCTTCCCATGCTGCGTCTGCTGCTTTCCTTGCTACTAAAAAGGCTTCTTTAAGTGCTTCAACACTCATAGTTGTTCTCCTTTATTTGAATGGTGGGGTACTCGCTGCGTCTGGGTAACTCGTCACGCTTTAGAGTGCGTGATTTCCGTCCAGCATCCGCTTTCCCCCGTTGATCAGTCGCAGCTGTCCTCGCGTGTCATTGTGCAAACCCAGACATCATCACCGTGCCGGTATCTAATCGAGCCAGTGCTTGTGCCGTAGCCAGTAGACGGCCAGCGCTTATGGTAGTGCGCGATGAGTTCCTCCAGCTGCTCCAGCGTCAGCGCCTCAATCGTGTCTCTAACTTGCATCGCCAGCCTCCTTCATGGCCGCGCCAAGGGCAGCAAGGCGGTGGCTGTACGCCGCGCTTTGCATGGTCCTCTGCACCACCGGCATGGCCTTGAGCGTTTGCTCATTGGCCTCGCGCAACTCGCGCAGCTTGGTCATGCGATCCCGGTGCGGCGCTTTGCCAGCACGGGCAGTCCTCTCGGCCAGGTCTTCGTATGCCTTGATGAACTCCAGCGGTTCATCGAATTCCTTGACCGGCTCTTCCTTTCCTGGAACCATCAAGCGATACATGCGCGGCGCTGCTGTCGGAAGTGTCTCAACTGCAACCACTTCGATGCCAGCCGCTTCAAACTCGGCCTTGAGTTCCTCGGCAGTCTGCGCTACCTCTACCGGCTCGACTACCTGCTCCAGCATCTCTGCCGTGATTGTCTCAGCCGGGATGTTGTATATCAACTCAGCTGGCGCTACCGGCGGCGCAATGGCATCCAGCGGGTTGGCCTTGACCGGCGAGACATCGCGCTCTGTCGGGTAATCCTGGGCCTCCTCGGCGGTGATCAGACCCTTCAATACATCAGGGAAGGCATCGCGCAGCGCAAACCCCCTGGCTCGCATCTGGAGCATGCGCTTGGGGTACGCCTGCCACGGGCCTTGTTTGCCCCACAGCCCCGCCCTCTTGGCATCCTCAACGCTGAACCGTGCGGTGACCGGCTGACGGTTCTTGCGATGGCAGGTGCAGACTGCGGTGGGGTTGGGTGTACCTTCGCCCTCGATTGTTTCCTCGACACCTTCGCAGACCGGGCTGGCCTGGACCAACGCCAGCGCCGCGTCACCGTAGACGCTGGGCTTGCCGTTGATGACCGCGATGTTCTGAAGCGCTTGCATGGGGGCAAGGCCCAGTTCCATGCCCCACTGTACGCAGACTAGGATGTCCTGACTCTTGCCTTGGTACTGCTTGGGGACTAGGCTGGATGATGCCAACTCCTCGGCGAACTGACGGCACTCGCTGAATGTCTGGGGTGCGAACCCTTGGCGGGTAGTGATGTTGCTCATTTGCGTTCCTTGATTGAGAGATTAGATTGACGAATGCTGTACGCTTCTTTGGCAGGGGTGACCTTGGCTGGCTTCGCAGCGTAGCTACGCATAGGCCAAGACACTCGATAGTTTCCGATCACGCCAGTGGTGGCCGTCCCCATCAGCACCTTGAGATCGGCCTCGGCCTTGCTGCGGTCAGTCTCTGCCTGCAAAGCCACAGCCTGTGCTGCCTTGATTTTTTCTACAAGTTCCTCGGCTGTTGGCGGCAGCACCACCTCGATGTCCTCGGCCTCGGGGTACATCCTGTCCGCGTCTTTGCTGCTGGACGGCGGGTAGAAATCGATCTCGCCAGTGGCTGACCAGTTGTCGAGCCTCCGCTGAAAGTCCCTGACCTGTTCCACTATCCGGGTGACCGTTCCGACATGCGGTGCAAACAGGAATATCCGCAGTTCTGTGCCGCCGTACAGTACACAGACCGCACCCCACTGGGCCTGGATGATGTCCATCTGCCCCTGCAACTGGATCGGGCCACGGTACAGGGCCGGGGCATCTTCTGGCCGGACACTGGTCAACTTGGCCTCAAGCACCCCCACGCCATGCAAGTTGATGCTGTCCTGGCCAACAACATAGATGCCCTTGTCAGGATCGGTGCGGATCACCTGGCCTCGACCATTGCCAGTGCCGTCAAGAGAGCAGCACAGCGGGATGGCTGGGTGATAACAGGCGGTTGGATGGTCCAGCACGACATCGCTCAGTTCCAGCCTACGCGCTGCCTCAGACAGAATCAGCGGCTCCATCTGATTGCCCCAAGCCATCGCCTCATTGCCAATGTCCGGCCGCTCCAAGTCCTGCAAGGCGCGGATGCTGTACTGCAACTCATCATTCGGCGTGTTGTACTTACTGTATCCAATGAGTGACGGCAAGCGGCTGGCCGACATCATGGTGTCCGGGGTCACTTTGCTGACCATTATTTTTTCCCCTTCGGTTGCAAAACATAGCGTTTTACTTTCGCCTCGCGTCCAGCCCGTGTCTTGACCTTGACCCAGTAGTCGAGGATCAGATGCCCATCCATCCGCAACTCCCAGATGCGTCCAGCCAGTCGCGTGATTCCCAGGTCCATGATCGCCTGCATGCTGGTGATGCCTTTGTTCTTTTTCATGTACGCCAATACATCAGTATTCTGACTCATCGCCACCTCACCATCTAATTTTTGGGAGACAGGTCACCTCAACCGGGACCGGGATGACCTGCCCATTGATACTGCGCTTGCCACTCAACACAACTGCCCTTTGCCCAGCAGCTTCGCATTCACCGATGCCTGCGATGACCTCGGCCCTGCTCATTGCCTGGATTTCTTTTTCTACCCGCAGATTGGTGACAGCATCTTGCATGCTGCCGCAGCCGCCCAGGATCACTGACAGAAACGCCAGCAGGGTCTTCATTGCGCCACCTGGATCAGCGTTTCGCCGTGCTGCTGCCTGGCGCGATTAAAGGTGACTGTGATGTCAGTATTGCTGGCCTTTGTCGGGGTGAAATGGCCGTCCAAGATATACCTATTGCTTTCGCGCAGGGTCTTGATGCACTCTGCGCGAATCGTGTCGTAGCGCCGAGGATCAGTTGGCCTCCACGCCATGATCGCCTCGTGTGGCAGCATGATCGGCGGGTCATAGCCATCCATCAGCGAAAAGAAAATATCCATCAGTTTCATATCAGCCTCCGTAAATTAAGACAACGAGTAACAGCAACACCAAGTACCACGCAATGATCTCGCTCATCCAATAAACCTCCACAGTTCAACGGCCAGGATGCAGACGGCAGCGATGATGCTGCCAACGATAACCGGCAAGTCTGGGTTGTTCATGCGGCCACCCGCTGCAACAGCAGGTAGGTGCTGGACACGGACCAGGTGGACTTGCCAGCCGGTGTTGGGATGCCACGCTGAGTCAGCGCCTGGGCTATTTCCCGAACCGTAGCAGCGCCAGCGGCCTTGATGTCGGCCAGGATAGGAGCGATGCGCGATGCGGCCTCTATCGCGGCCTGCTTGGCCTTGGCGGCGGTGACTTGACCACCGGCCTGCGGATTGGGGCAACCCAGCCTGGTTCCACGCGCCTTGGCTGCGGCCAGCGCTGCCTTGGTGCGGCGGCTGATTTCCTCGCGCTCATGCTGGGCCACTACGGCACGGATGCCAAACTCCAGCGAGCCGCAGTGAGGCATGTCGGCTGCGATGATGTCCACGCCAGACTTGCGTAGCGTCAACAGGAAGGCTGCGTCACGCGAGAGGCGGTCAATCTTGGCGATCAGGATGGCTGCATCATGCTCACGGCATGCGGCCAGGGCAGCGGCCAGCTGTGGGCGCTGGTCATTCTTGCCAGACTCAACCTCGACGAACTCGGACAAAATATCGTCGCGGTACTGGGACACAGCTGCTTGCTGGGCTTCCAGACCCAAGCCAGACTGGCCCTGCTTGTCGGTGGAGACGCGATAGTAGGCGATGTACTTAGCCATGATTACGCCCCCACTTTCTTGTCTGCTTGACGCTGCAAGAATGCAAACAACTTGCTGCTGGAGCAACGATCACAGCGCAGGTCTTGAGACAATGCCAGGAATTGAGCAGCTGGCAGAGTAATGTGTTCACCGCGCAAGCTGCCGCCGGAGCGGCCAGACTTGCAGGCAGGTCCGTAGTGGACTGTGTGTTGCAGATGGTCTTTGCGTTGTGTCATGGTCAACTCCTGTGTCTCGGTGGTTGTTGGTATAGCACTGCGCTACACCATGAAACGGATCATAAGACAAAACAGGGGCTACGCCAACAACTTTCTGAAATCTTGACTTAGATCAAGTTTTTGGGGCTTTCGTCCGTTAGCATGGTCTGTCTTCCCGCTATACAGAAAGGCATGTTATGCGTCAGAAAGTATTTACTTTGCGGCTGCGGCCAGAGAGTCGCGCCCTGCTGGACAAGGCGGCAGAGGACCAGCGCCGCTCCCGTGCCAGCATCATCGAAGAGTGCATCCGGCAGGCGCTCACACCACGATACAGCGACACGCAGTCCAGGCTCAATCAGATGCTGGGGCAGCGATGAGAGAGGTCATCTTGGCGTTGGACCTGGGGACTACCAGCGGCTGGGCAGCATCCAGCGATGGCATGATCAGTCATGGCTACATCACCTTCAAGCCGGGGCGCTATGAGGGTGGCGGCATGCGTTACCTACGCTTCAAGAACTGGCTGACAGAGATCAAGAACCAGCTGGGCCAGGTGGATGCCGTCTACTTTGAGGAGGTGCGCCGCCATGCTGGGACAGATGCCGCGCATGTCTTCGGTGGCTTCCTGGCCGTGCTGACTGCGTGGTGCGAGCATCATCGCATCGCGTATCAGGGCGTTCCGGTTGGCACGATCAAGAAGCATGCAACCGGGAAGGGAAACGCTGGCAAGGATGAGATGATTGCCGCGGCTAAGTCCCGTGGCCATCCCGTGGAGAACGACAACGAGGCTGATGCCATTGCCATCTTGCACTGGGCGCTCGACACCCAGCTACAGCCATGATCTGCGACAACTCGGTGCGCTGCCTGGGCAGGCCAACCTCCAGCGTCACCCTAGTGGACGGACGGCAGGTCTGCAATGAGTGCCCAGACTGGATGACCGAGTGCGAGGCGCGGCTGGTGCTGGCAACCTACCCTGACGAACCGATCTGGAAGGGCAAGACCAAGATCAAGCCCAGCAAGGCAGACTACCTGGCCGGGGTCAAGGCTGCGCGTGGCATGGTTGGCTACAACGCGCTGCGTGGGGCAATGGTGGCGGTGCACAAGAAAGCCAAAGCACAAACATGAAGTTTGAAATACCTGTCAAAGTAAACTTGACAGAGCATGCGATGGAGGACCGCAGAAAGTTTGTGGTGGTTCCGTATCGAGCCATTCAAGACCCCAGGCTGCGGCCAGCCAGCCTGCGAGTGCTGATGCAGTGCGCTGCCTATGCCAACAAGGCAGGCTTTTTCTGGGTAGGCATGAAGCGGCTTGGACAAGACCTTGGCGTGTCAAACCCAGCTATACACCGACAGATCAAGAAGCTGCGCGAACTAGGCTACCTGGAGCGCATCAAGCACGGCAGGCGGGGAGTCACAGCGGATACCCACCGGATTATTTACGCAGTAGAACTATCGGCCCAGGAGGCCGCAATCAACGCTGGCGGGTTGCCAGATCATCTAAGGGAGAACAGAGCCATGAGTCGAGGCAAGCCAAGGAAGTCACCGCACTATCTGAATGTTAACATTAAGGAAGTTAGATCAACTGGTCAAGATAAGTCTGGGACTGAACTAGCTGGTGGAGACACAGTGACAAGCGCCACGGGGTCGTCACCCGCGAGCGAAGGCGGCGGCGCAGGCGCACCCGGCCAGGTGATGCCAGCGGCTGTGCGCGACCCACTGCTCATTTTGCAGGCACGGTACGCAGCGGAGGGACTGTCGATGCCAACCGGAGCCAGGTTGGATGCTGAGTTGCAGGCCGTACAGAGGGAGATTGAGTCTGTTCAAGGCGCATAGGTTCGTATGCAGTCTGAACGGGTAGTCCTGGGGTGTTATTTCCAGGCTCTGGCTTGTGGATAGGTATGTGGATAACCTGTGGATAAGTGGGTGTGGGTAAGTCTGTGGGTAAACCTGTGGACAACCTGTGGATAACCGACCCCTTCCCCCCCCACCCTCCCACCTGTCGAGTGGGGACTTCGCTTAATTTTTCCCCGCTTTTTACCGGAGCAGGTTTTTAAAACCTAATATTTAAAGATAAGGTTTTTGGTGCTTGCTATTGGCACGGTCTTGAGTTAGCCGAGGTATGAGGTGTGAGCGCGTTGCGCTGTGTGCCTACGAAGGATCGAGCTTCGTTGAAGCAAAAAGAACCTCACCCGTATATACAGGGTGTACCTCAAAAGAGGTGGCGCTCTGGTTTATCGCTTGCTACTGGCATCTTTGCCCAGCTGGGTTTTTCTCTGGCCCGATCCTGTGTGGAAGGAACCACTTGCCCCATGCGCTGCGTTTATCTGAGTCTGTCGCGCCTACATTCTCAAGGGCTGGGTTATGGCCCCCGGGCTGGGTTATGGCCCCCGAATGCACATAGTGTAACGGACCGGGTTTAAGCATTCAAGATATTTTTTGGAGTTGCAAGTGATATACCACTGCGGGTAGACTGTCTGTCCAGATACAACAATAAAAGGAGAAGTTGGTATGGCGTATGAGATGCGGCCTGGTCAAGGCACGGCGTTCTTGAACAAGGAAAAACAGGAAGATTGGCATGCCGACTTCCGTGGTGAGATTCTGCTGCCAGACGGCAGCTTGCATTACTTGGACATTCGACAAGGCAAGACCAAGGCCGGTGATCCGTGGTACTCGGTCAAGATCGGCAGGGCCAAGATGCCAAAGCCTACCGAGCATAGCCAGGCCAAAGCCAATGGCTACCAGCCGGGGTCAATGGACAATCTGAAGGATGACATCCCTTGGTAAGGCCAAAGCAGGTACTGCCAAGCTTGGAAGGGTGGGGCGGTGTCCGGTCTGTACATCAGCGGCTCAAACGGTCCGAGACTCTGATCCAGAACCGGGAGGCGGTCAGCTACGCCCTGCTGAGCATGGCAAACACCAAGCTGACGGACATTATGTCCTGGGATGACCAAGGCAATATACAGGTCAAGCCATCCGACAAGATACCCGAACATGCCCTGCATGCCATCAAAAGCATCAAGGTCAACGAGCGTACCGACAAGAATGGGGAGGTGCAGCGAACGCTGGACATCGAACTGTTCGACAAGGTGGGCGTGTTGCGCCTGCTTGCCAAGGCATCCGGCCTGCTGGACAACAACAACGATGAGGAACGGCCCTCGGTTATTGGTATCAATATCCAATCGCCAGAAGTCATCGATGTAGAAAGCAACAATGGCTAAGACGGCAGACAAATCGGAGAAGTCAATCGGTGGCATGGGTCTGAATCTGGACTTCAGACGCTCACCCAAGGTCTGGGAGTTCTTGCAAAGCAACGCTTTTGTCCGAGGAATGATGGGGCCGGTTGGCTCTGGTAAGTCCTACGCCTGCGCTGCCGAGATAATGATGCGCGCCGTGCGCCAGAAGCCGTCCCCCATCGACGGAATCCGGTACAGCCGCTGGGCGATTGTGCGAAACAGCTACCCCATGCTGCGTACCACTACCCTCAAAACCTGGATTGACCTCTTCCCGGAGGCCACATTCGGGCCGATTCACTACACGCCGCCCATTACCCACCATATTCGCCTGCCAGCCAGGGGCGATGCGGCCGGAATTGACTGCGAAGTCATCTTCCTGGCACTGGACCAGCCAAAAGATGTCCGAAAGCTGCTGTCGCTGGAGTTGACCGGGGCTTGGGTGAACGAGGCGCGCGAGTTGCCCAAGGCAGTGATCGATGGTCTGACCCACCGCGTTGGTCGCTACCCCACCAAGCGGGACGGCGGCGCGACTTGGTCCGGCATCTGGATGGACACCAACCCGATGGATGACGATCACTGGTGGTTCAAGCTGGCCGAGACTGAAAAGCTGACCGGACCGTATGCGTGGAAGTTCTTCCGTCAGCCAGGCGGCGTGATCCCCGTCAGTTCCGACGATCTGCCCGAGATGCCAGAGGCCAATGACCACATCTACTCTGCCAGCAAGTGGTGGAAGGTCAACCCCAAGGCCGAGAATCTGAACAATCTGCCACCCGGATACTACTTGCAGATGCTGGGCGGCAAGAACCTGGATTGGATCAAGTGCTATGCCGGTGGCGAGTACACCTATGTCCAGGAAGGCCGACCTGTCTGGCCCGAATACGAGGATGGCAGCATGTCCGGAGATGTCGAGCCGGAGCAGGGAATCCCGATCCAGATCGGTCTTGACTTCGGTCTGACACCCGCGGCTACCGTGGGCCAGCG